ATGCGCGACGACACGACCTATTTCTACGCACGGGCGGAAACCGAACTGGAGCTGGCGCAGCGCGCCACCCACCCCGAAGCCGTCCGCGCGCATTATATCATCGCCAACCATTATCTCGACCGCTGCTATGGCGGCGGCGATGCCGCGACCGACGGAGACGGCGCGCGCGACGCGGCGGCCGACGGCGGCAAGGACGACGGCGACGCGGGGGGCGAGGGCAAGGGCGATGCGGCGGGCGAGGCGCCGGAAAGCTGAGGTAAAGAGGCTGAACCCTTGACCGTTCTGTTCGTTGAGAGACGCGGACAAGGGCGGCAATCATGGACGGCAGCGGCACCCGCAAGGACGATGACGACGAACTGCCACCCGGGCAGGATGCGAAGCTGCAGCCGCTCGGCCAGGCGCTGCGCGCGACCTATGACGCCGACAATCACGCGACCCTGTCGAAGGATGTTACCGGGCTGATGCTCGACCTGGCGCGCGTGCCGTTCGAACCGCATGAGTTCGAGCCGCTGCTGGTGCCGCACCGGAACCCGCTGCCGCGCAGCTGGCTGGCCCGCATGCGGCTGGCGCTGCGTTCGCGGGCGGCGGCGCGGTCGCGTTAGGCGGGATCAAGCGTTCGGAGAAAACGCCTAGGCGTCGACGGGCGCGCCCTGGGCGACCGCGACGAGCGAGCCGAAGATCGCCTCCAACATGGTCAGCGCCTGCGGGCTGAGCCGGATCGGCGTGTCTTCCATGATCGGGCCGGGGCGTTCGAGCTCGACGAACCCGGCATTGCCGAGCGCCAGCAGCCAGCGGCGGGCGAGCAGCCAGTCGACCGCGATGCGGTCGGCGATCTCGCGCCCCTGAATCGCCTTGGCCTCCGCCTCGGCGACATAGGCGCTGAGCAGGATCTCGGTCGCGGGATTGCCGATCAATGCCGAACCGAAGGATTGTTTGCCGCTGCGGATCGCGCTGAGCAGCAGCCGCGCCATCCGCCATTGCGCCTCGACGCTCGAGGGCGAGGTGGTCTGTTCGCGCAGCGGCTGGCAGGTCACCGCGAGCCGCAGATCGTCGCCGACCCCGATCCGCGAGACGTGGAGATTGACCCATAGGGCCTGGGCGTCGGGGCGGAGGTGGCGTTGCGTGAAGAAGCGCGGCTCGCCGGTGTCGAGGATGCGCCGCAACTGGCGTTCGGCGGCGCTGCGGTCGGCGTCGGCGAGCGTCGCGAGCACGTTGCGCCCGACGATCGCCTCGCGCGGCAGGCCGAGGATCGTTTCATAGGCCGAATCGATCTCGATCACGGTAAGGTCGCGGGCGATCAGGCCATGCGCCGCCGGGCCGAGCGCCATCCTCATGATAAATCGCTGTCTGTCAGTGGGTTGTCATCATTCGTCATGGTTGGGCGGTGTGTCCTCGATCCTGGTCCGGTCCGCTGAAGGCTGGCGCCCATCGTCGGCAGCGGCTCGCATTACGAGCTACGATAGACCCGTTTGTGACACAATCTGTCGAACAGGTCGATGCGCGATTGCGTGGGATTATCGCACGTTAGATACTCTGTTTGAGCCAGTGCAAAACGGATCGCGCCGGTGAAAGCTCGGGCTATCCTATCTGGTACAAAGTGCTTGACATCGTCACGCTGATTGGGTACATAACAGGAACGATGAGGAATTGCGGGTCGGGCCGGAGCGGTCGGGGTGAAGCCCCGCCGCTGCCGGCCCGATCGCGTTCCGGGGTCTAGGCGGGGGGACGGCGATGACGGAGAGGATCGCGGCACAGGGGAATGACGACGCGGGCGCGGGCGTCGCGCGCCGGGCGATCAGGCTTCCCGAGCGCGGCCGACGCGTGCGGTGGACTGCGGCGCTGACCGGCGCGTTCCTGGATCATCTGGCGCGCACCGGGAACATCCGCGCGGCGGCGGCGCATATCGGGGTCGATCACGCGCAGGTCTATTACCGGCAGCGGACCAACCCCGCCTTTGCCGCGGCCTGGCGCGCCGCGCTCGATGCGGGCTGCCTGACGATCAAGGCGCAGATGATCGCGCATATCCTGTCGGGCGGCGATCCTGAGGCGACCGACACCGGCGCGGGCCGCACCTTCGACTGGGCCAACGCCATGCGGCTGCTGACGCTGCACGAGCAGCCGCGGACCGGGCGGGGCAGCCGCGGCGGACCGGCGCGACAGGTCGCGACGCGTGAGGAGAGCGATACGGTGATCCTGCAACGGCTGGCCGCACTCGCCAGCCGGAAGCAGCGGGAGGCGGCGGCATGAGCGAGGCGCCCGATGTGATCGCCCGGCTCGCGGCGCTGCCCGTGGCGGAGCGCGGGCCGCTGATCCGGTCGCTGCCGGTCCCGGTGCGGCGCGAGCTGGCCGAACGCTGGCAGGGCGGCTGGGCGCAGGCCGGGCAGGTGCCGCCGGCCGCGGGCGACTGGCGGATCTGGCTGATCCGCGCCGGCCGCGGCTTCGGCAAGACGCGGGCGGGGGCGGAATGGGTCACCGCGCTGGCGCAGGTCGACGGCGACGCGCAGATCGCGCTGGTCGGGGCGACCGTGGCGGACGTGCGCCGGGTGATGATCGACGGTCCGAGCGGATTGCGCGCGGTCGCCAAGACCGGCCATATGCCGCGCTATACGATCACCCGGGGCGAGGTGCGCTGGCCCAACGGGGCGGTGGCCCGTGTCTATTCGGCGGATGCGCCGGACCAGCTGCGCGGCCCCGAGCATAGCGCCGCCTGGTGCGACGAGCTGGCGAAATGGCGGCGCGGCGATGCCGCCTGGGACAATCTGATGATGGGGATGCGGCGCGGTGCGCAGCCGCGCATCCTGGTGACGACGACGCCGCGGCCGACCGCGCTGATGAAGCGGGTGCTGCGGACGCGCGGGCTGGTCGAGACGCGTGGCGCGACGCGCGACAACCCCTTCCTGCCCGAGGTCTTCGTCGATCATGTCGAGGAGGCCTATGGCGGCACCGCGCTCGGCCGGCAGGAGCTGGAGGGCGAGATGGTCGAGGATCTGGCCGGCGCCCTGTGGACGCGGGCGCGGATCGAGGCGAGCCGCGCCGTCGCGCCGGTCGCACTGGTGCGCGTCGTCGTCGGCGTCGATCCGCCGGCGGGGACGATCGACGGCGCGGCGGGCGACGCCTGCGGCATCGTTGCGGTCGGACGCGACGGTGACGGCATCGCCTATGTGCTGGAGGATGCGAGCGTTGCGGCGGCATCGCCGGAGGGCTGGGCGCGCGCGGTGGCGGATTGCGCGGCGCGCCACCACGCCGACCGGGTGGTGGCGGAGGCCAATCAGGGCGGCACGATGGTGCGATCGGTGCTGCTGGCGGCGGATGTCGCGCTGCCGGTGACGCTGGTGCGGGCGAGCCGCGGCAAGGTGGCGCGGGCGGAGCCGGTGGCGACGCTCTACGAGCGCGACCGGGTGCGGCATTGCGGGCGGTTCGCCGCGCTGGAGGACGAGATGTGCGGGCTGCTCGCCGGTGGCGGCTATCACGGGCCGGGGCGCTCGCCGGACCGCGCCGACGCGCTGGTATGGGCGCTGAGCGAGTTGATGCTCGGGCGCCGCGCGGCGGCGGGCGTGCGCGGCCTGTAGCACGCGCGGCGGCGCGGTCGCGGTAACCGCGCACAGCGGCTGAGACGCGAAGACCGACTGGGCGCATCGGCGGGCGCGTGCGGCGACGACGAGGGCGCCTCGACATATCAGGGGAGATCATCATGCGGTTGTTCGGACGCAGGCCGGCGCGCGAGGGCGGGCGGCCGGCCTTGTCGCGCACGGGAACGGGTGTGGCGCTGGGCGAGTGGCCGCGCTCCTACGAGGCGCAGGTGCGCGACGCCTTTGGCGGCAACGCCGTCGCGCAGCGTGCGGTGAAGCTGGTCGCGGAAAGCGTCGCGGCGGCGCCGATCGCGGCGAGCGAGCCGGCGCTCGCCGCTTTGGTCGCGGCGCGATCGGGCGGCCAGGTGCTGCTGGAGAGCGCGGCGGCGCAACTGCTGCTGCACGGCAATGCCTATGTGCAATTGCTGCGCGACGGCGAGGGCGGGGTGGCGGCGCTCTACGCGCTGCGGCCCGAGCGGGTCACCGCCGAACTCGACGCGAGCGGCTGGCCGACCGCCTATGTCTATCGCGTCGGCGAGCGGCGGACGCGGCTCGATGCCGAAGGGCCGCGGCCCGATGTGGTGCACGTCCGCAGCTTCAATCCGACCGACGACCATTATGGCATCGGGTGCCTCGGCGCGGCGGCGGGGGCGGTCGCGGTCCACAATGCCGCGGCACGCTGGAACAAGGCGCTGCTCGACAATGCGGCGCGGCCGTCGGGCGCGCTGGTTTACGACTCCGGCGACGGCGCGGCGCTGGCGCCCGAACAGTTCGAGCGGCTGAAGGCCGAGATGGAGGCGGGCTTCGCCGGCGCCGGCAATGCCGGGCGGCCGATGCTGCTGGAGGGCGGGCTGCGCTGGCAGCCGCTGTCGCTGAGCCCCGCCGACATGGACTTCGTCGGGCTGAAGGCGGCGGCGGCGCGCGAGATCGCGCTCGCCTTCGGCGTGCCGCCGATGCTGCTCGGGCTGCCCGGCGATGCGACCTACGCCAATTATCGCGAGGCCAATCGCGCGCTGTGGCGGCTGACGGTGCTGCCGCTCGCCGCGACGATCCTGGCCGGGCTGGCGCAGGGCCTGGGCGGCTGGTTCGCGGGGGCGACGCTGGCGGTCGACCTCGATCGCGTGCCGGCGCTGAGCGAGGATCGCGAGCGGTTGTGGGCGAGCGTCGCCGCCGCCGACTTCCTGTCGGACGACGAGAAACGGACCATGGTGGGAGTAGGATGATGAGCGAGGTTCTGGCGCAACTGATGGCGCAGGCGGCGCGCGAGGGCAGCAACATCGCGACGATGCGCGCGATCGCCGAGGAGGCGGGCGAACTGTCGGCGATGCGCGCGCTCAAGCGGCTCGGGCTGGGCGACGAGGAGGCGCGCGACGATCTCGCCGCGCTGCGCGAGCTGCTCGGCGCGTGGCGCGATGCCAAACGGTCGGCCTGGAAGGCGGTGGCGGGCTGGATGATCCGGATCGCCGGTGCGCTGCTGCTTGCCGGGCTGGCGGTGAAGCTCGGGTTCCGGGCGTGGCTGGCGTGAGCGCGGCGGTGCGGTTCGGCGGCTATGCGGCGCTGTTCGACCGCGCCGACCGGGCCGGCGACGTGATGCGCGCGGGCGCCTTCGCCGATGCCGGTGCGGTGCCGCTGCTGTGGCAGCATCGCGGGCGCCCGGTCGGCCGGATCGTCGCCATCGGCGAGGACGCGCGCGGGCTGCGCGTCGCGGGCGAGGTCGAGGAGCCCGGTGTCGCGGCGCTCGTGCGCCGGGGTGCGATCGACGGACTGTCGGTCGGCTACCGGCCGCTGCGCGTCGCGCAGGGCGCGCGGCGCGAACTGCTGCGCGTGGCGCTGGTCGAGGTGAGCCTCGTGCCGGTGCCGATGCAGCCGGGGGCGCGGATCGACCGGGTCGACTGATCCGGCCCGCAGGGTTTTCAACGAGGAGAATGAAGATGGACGTGGTCGATCGGCCGGCGTTGGACGGTGCGCGCATGGCGCGGGGGGACGGCGCGCGCATGGCGCGGGGGGACGGCGGACGCGTGGCGCAGGCGGACGGGGCCTTCGAGGGCTTCGTGCGGCAGGGCGCGACGCTGGAGATGAAGGCGTTCACCGGGGTGAGCGGCGATGCGGGCGGCTATGCGGTGCCGCGCGAGATCGATGCGCAGATCGCGCGGGTGCTGACCGGCGCCTCGCCGATCCGCGCCATCGCCAATGTCGTGCAGGTCGGCTCGGCGGGCTATCGCAAGCTGATCACCACCGGCGGCACGCCGTCGGGCTGGGCGAGCGAGACCGGGCCGCGGCCGGAGACCGCGACGCCGGTGTTCACCGAACTGGCGCCGCCGATGGGTGAGCTGTACGCCAATCCGTCGGCGAGCCAGGCGATGCTCGACGATGCGGCGTTCGATGTCGAGCAATGGCTGGCGGACGAGATCGCCGTCGAATTCGCCAAGGCGGAAGGCGCGGCGTTCGTCGCCGGCAACGGCGTCAACCGGCCGCGCGGCTTCCTCAGCCAGCCGGTCTCGACCGCGGGCGACGGGGTGCGGCCGCTGGGGACGCTGCAATATCTCCCCTCGGGTGCGGCGAGCGACTTCGGCGGCGCGCCGGACGAGCGGCTGATCGACCTGATGCAGAGCCTGCGCGCGCCCTATCGCCAGGGGGCGAGCTGGGTGATGAACGCCAATACGCTGGCGCGCATCCGCAAGCTGAAGGGGAATGACGGCCATCCGCTGTGGCAGCCCGGCCTTGCCGAGGGGCAGCCGGCGCGGCTGCTCGGCTATCCCGTCGTCGAGGCGGAGGACATGCCCGACATCGCCGCCAACGCGCTCGCCGTCGCCTTCGGCAATTTCGCCGCGGGCTATCTGATCGCCGAGCGCGCCGAGACCGCGATCCTGCGCGATCCCTACACCAACAAGCCGTTCGTCAGCTTCTACGCGACGCGGCGGGTCGGCGGCTGCGTCGCCGACAGCGAGGCGATCAAGCTGATGAAGTTCGCCACCGCCTGACCGCGGCGCGCGATCGGTTCGGGGGACAGGAGGCACGGATGGAGGGGGCGATACGCGCCGCGGCGGCGGCCGCGGCGGACTATCTGCGGATGGGGGAGGCGGATGCGGTGCTCGGCCGGGCGGCGGCGGCGGCGCTGGCGCTGGCGGAGGCGTTCTGCGGGCAGCGGCTGATCGTGCGCGGGTTCGAGCAGCCGCTCGTCGCCGCGCCCGGCTGGCAGCGGCTGGCGGAACTGCCGGTGCGGGCGATCACCGCACCGGCGGCGGGCGTGGCGGTCGACATCGATGCGCAGGGCATCGGCTGGGTGCGGACCGGGGCGGCGGTGACGATGGCCTATTCCGCCGGGCTGGCGGCGGGCTGGGACGCTCTCGGCGCGCCGCTGCAACAGGGGGTGGTGCTGCTCGCCGCGCATCTGTTCGAGCATCGCGACGGGCGGGTTGCACCGCCCGCCGCGGTGGCGGCGCTGTGGCGGCCGTATCGGCGGATGCGGCTGTCGGCGGAGGCGCGGTGGTGAGCGCGGGGGCGGTGCTGTATGCGGCGGTGCTCGCGCATCTGCGGCGGCAGACGCGGGTGTTCGCCGCGCCGCCGCTGCGCGCGGCGATGCCGCGGGTGGTGCTCGACGACCCGGTGCTGGCCGCGGCGGATGCGAGCGGCGTCACCGGCCGCATCGGCACGATCGCGGTGACCTATGACGACATCGGCGAGCAGCCCGACCGGCTGCGCGCGCTGATCGCCGCGGTCGAGACGGCGATGGCGAGCATGCCCGTCGATCTCGGCGCCGAGGGGTGGCGGCTCGCCGGGCTGCGGCTGGCGCGCAGCCGGCTGGTGCGCGGCAAGGCCGAGCATTGGACCGGCACCAGCGCGTTCGCGGTGCGGATGTTTCGGATCAACTGAGGAGACAGATGATGGCGGTGGAACGGGGCAGTGCGTTCCTGCTCAAGATCGGCGACGGCGCGCAGGTGCCGGCGTTCGCGACGGTGGCGGGGCTGCGCACGACGCAGATGAGCGTCAACGGCGAGGCGGTGGTGGTGACCAACAAGGATTCGGGCGGCTGGCGGCAGTTGCTGTCGGGCGCGGGCGTGCGCAGCGTCAGCGTGTCGGGCGCCGGCGTGTTCACCGGCTCCGCCGCCGAGGCGCGGATCAAGGGCCATGCGCTCGCCGGCACGATCGACGACTATCGGCTGAGCTTCGAGAGCGGCGACAGCATGACCGGGCGGTTCCTGGTCACCAAGCTCGACTATGCCGGCGATTTCAACGGCGAGCGATCCTATACGGTGAGCCTGGAGAGTTCCGGGCCGGTGGTGGCGTCGTGAGCGGCGCGGGTGCGAACCCGGCGCGCGGCGAATGCGCGCTGCGCGTCGACGGGTGCGAGCTGGTGCTGCGGCCGTCGTTCCAGGCGCTGGTCGCGGCGGAACAGGAGCTGGGTTCGCTGTTCGACCTCGTCGCGCGCGCGGCGGAGGGCAAGCTCGGCATCGGCGAGCTGGCCGCGCTGTTCTGGCATTGCCTGCGCGAACTGCCCGAGGGGATGACGCGCGAGCGGCTGGGCGAGGCGCTGATCGGGGTCGGGCTGGCGAAGCTGGCGCCGGTGCTGCGCGACCTGCTCCACCAGATCCTGGCGGGGCGATGAGCGGCTTTGCCGAAGCGGCGGTGCGGCTGGCGGGGGCGGCCGGGGCGGTGTTGGGGTGGAGCCCCGACGCCTTCTGGCGGGCGACCCCGGCCGAGCTGGCGGCGGTGGTGACGGCGGCGCGCGGCGGCGGGGCGGCGGTGACGCCGCCCGACGCCGCGACGCTGGCGGCGATGCGGGAGGCGTTTCCGGATGGATGAGGTGGAGCGGATGGTGGTCGGCGTGCGCGCCGACACGGCCGGCTTCGCGCGCGAGGTCGAGGCGATGCGGGGGACGCTGGAAGGCGCGCTCGGCGCCGGGGCGGAGCGGGCGGGCCGGTCGATCGAGAGCGCGCTGCTGCACGCGGTGCGCAGCGGCAAGTTCGGCTTCGAGGAGCTGAAGGGCGTGGCGCTGGGGGCGATGGCGCAGATCGCCAAGGCGGCGCTGCATGCCGGCGTCGGCGCGGTGCTGGGTGGCGGCGGCACCCGCGGGGGCGGCGGGGGCGGCGGCGGCGGTGCGGGAGAGCGGCCGGCGCTGGCCAATCTGCTGGCCGGGCTGGGCCTGCCGGGGCGTGCGACCGGCGGGCCGGTGGTGGCGGGGCGCGGCTATGTCGTCGGCGAACGCGGGCCGGAACTGTTCGTACCGACGGCGAGCGGACGCGTCGAGACGGCGGTGCCGGCGGCGGGCGGCCGCGACGTGCGCGTGACGATCCATGTGCAGGCCGGCGCGGGGGAGGCACCAGCGGCGATGGAACGGTCGAGCCGCCAGATCGCGCGCGCGGTGCGGGCGGCGCTGGAGGGGTGAGGAGAAGAGGCCGCACCGCAGCGGCGGGACAAAGTGCGCGCGTTCGTGTTGGTCCTGCGCTTTCCCAATGAAGCCCGGGATGGCGGGCGGGCCTGGCACATTGCGGACTCAGGGGAACGCCCGTGGTGGGGCCAGCGGCTTGCAGGTTCGGGGGGCGCCTCTACCCTCCTTCGATGCCGCTCGGGTGATTCGTATCCTGGGATCGCGCCCTCAACGTTGGAGACATCTTGTGTCGCGCTTCGGGTTTGTCGTGCCGTTGCTGCTTGCACTCGGTCTGGCTGGAGCCGTGTGCGCTCAGACGAACAGGACCAGCACGCCGCCGGGCAGGATCGAAGTGCCGAAGGTCGAGCGAAAGGGCGTGTGGCAACCCACCCCCGGCGGAACGCAGATCCCGCTGTGGCCGGCGGACGTACCCCTTGCGAAGCCGGACACGGGCGACGAGGCCGAAGGCACGGGGAACGGTTCGCCGCTGGTCGGCGGAAGGAAATGGCATTGGGCGAGCTACGTCACCCGGCCGACCATGACCATCTATAAGCCGAAGGGACGGAACACCGGCGCGACGATGGTGGTGCTGCCCGGCGGCGGGTTCTATGCGGTGGCGATCGATCTGGAAGGCACCGAAATCTGCGACTGGGTCGTCGCAAGGGGCATGACATGCGTCATCCTGAAATACCGGACTCCGCAGGTCTGGCCGAAGGTGAAGGGACTCCAGAGGCGGCCGGCGGTTTTACTGGGTCTGGAAGACGCGCACCGCGCGATGGGTTTGCTGCGTCACCACGCCGCCACTTATGGCATCGATCCTCATAAGATCGGCGTCATCGGCTTTTCGGCCGGCGCGTACCTCGCGGCGAATATGAGCAACGACTATGCGAGAACCTATCCGGTTCGCGATGCGGCGGATCGGGTATCGCCACGGCCCGACTTCGCGATCATCGCCTATACGGCCCGTATCCGGGACGTCAGCAAGGGCAGGAATGACCTGGAACCCGCCCCCTGGGTGACGATAAACCCGAAGGCACCGCCGACGCTCATCATCCACGCGATGAACGACCCCACCGACGATGTCCGACAGCCGATGACCTATGCGCTGGCGCTCAACGACGCCGGGGTGCCGGTCGATATGCGTCTCTACGCGAAGGGAGGGCACGCCTTCGGCATGCGGCCGACCGCCGATCCGATCACACGGGAATGGCCGGCGCAGGTCGCGCAATGGCTGCACACCATCGGCATGATGTGACGGTGCAGCCGTAGCCCGGATCGACATTCAGGCTTTGGACACAACGCCGGCCTCGGCAGGGCAAGGCTATCGTGTGGACGTTCGCTTGAGTCCGCCGCCTCCCAATCCCACTCCGTCACCCCGGACCTGTTCCGGGGTGACGGATGCGATGAGGACGCCGTTCGAACCTCGTCACCGGAGCCATAGGGGGTAGTCCCCCCAGAGGGGAAGGAATTGGGCTGAATGTCGATCGGGCCTAGGCCGTGACCGGACGCCGAAACCTCCTTGTCGTCAAAGACAACCGGATGCGTCGGTGAGGAGGCGCTGGCCATGACGTCGCGGCCTTGCAGGATGTCCTCGCGGGTTTTCTGTGTCCTCGCTGCGCCTTCAAGGTCGTTCTTCGGATCGTACGGCGAGCTGATCACCGAGAGTTGCAGTGCCGCGAGGATGGCCAAATAGGCGGATCATGTCTGGCCCTTCCTCGTAGCTGCCTTTTCATGGTGACAGGCGAGTGATGTTGCGTTTGGTGAAGGCGGTGCGGGCGGAACGGGTCCGGCAATTGTAGCGATGCTTGTCCGTGACCGCGGGCGGTCGATGGACGATGATGGATGACGCAGGCGCTGTCGTCTGCCTCCCGCATCCCCAACCGCCACGTCCGCCGGATGTGCGATCCGTGCGGCCTTTCAGGAGATTGGATATGGCGCATTGGCTGTGCTCGCGGCGCGAGCAGCAGGCGGCGGGGTTCGTCGCACGGTTCGATCCGCGGTTCTGGACGGTCAATTTCCCGCGGCCGATGATGGCGGCGGTGACCAACCCGGCCGCCGATGCGCTGCGTGTCGACGCGGTCTTCTATACGCGCGCCGATCTGGCCGGGCTGATCTGGGAAGCGGAAGACCGGATCGATCATCCGCTGCTGCGCTATGCGACGGATCGCGATTTCCGTGGCTGTCGCCTGCGGTTCCGCTGGCGGTCGGCGGGGATCAAGCCGCTCGACGCGGTCAACGGGCCGACGCTGACGATCGAGGGACGCGACGCCGCGGGCGTGGCGCGCGCCTGGTACGTACGGCTGTGGAATTATGCGGCGGGTACGCCCGAGGATGCGCTGGTCACGCTCGACTTCGCACGGCTCGACGGCGGGTTCCGGCTGCCCGATGACGCGCAGCCGGTATGGGCGGGCGACGTCGACCGGATGTTCGTGTCGCTGGTCGCGCCCGCCTATGACGGCAGCGCGACGGCGCTGGCCGGCGCAAGCGAGGGGTGGGCGGAGCTGAGCGGCATCGCCTGCGACGGGCCGGGCGCGGTGCTGGAGCTGGGCGATGCGGTGGTGCCGGAGCACGGCTTCACGATCGCCAGCGGCTATGACGACAGCTACAACCTCACGCCCGCACGGCTGCTGCGCAACGCGCTGCACCTCGGCTATCGCGGGGCGATCACGCATTACGTCGGGATGAGCCATTATTTCCGGCTCGATCCGCTCGGCGGCGGCTTCTACGTCGGGCTGAGCGGCGGCGTGCTCAACGCCGCCTGCGCCGCCTGGCATCGCGACTTCGCGGCACGGGCGAAGATGCTCGGCTATGCCATCATCTGGTCGCTGAGCTACGAACTGTTCGACGCGCATTGCTGGAACGACTGGAAGCAGCGCGCCGCAGACGGATCGCCGGCGCTGACCGCGTGGGCGCCGCCGTCGACCTTGCTGTCGCCGTCGCACGACGGGGCGATGGCCTATCTGCGGCAGATCGCGGCGGCGTTCGTCGGAATCGGCGTGGCGGCGGGGCTGGCGCCGCTGTTCCAGGTCGGCGAGCCGTGGTGGTGGACGATGGCGGACGGGCGCCCGTGCCTCTACGATGCGGCGGCGGTGGCGGCGTTCGCGCCGGTCGCCATCCCCAGCGTGCGCGGGCCGCTGGACGCGGCGCAGCGGGCGACGCTGGACCGGGCGGGGGCGGCGCTGGCCGCCTCGACCGCGGCGCTGGTCGCGGCGGTGAAGGCGGTGTTTCCTGCCTGCCGCAGCCATCTGCTCACCTATCTGCCCATTGTGCTCGATGCGGCGGCGCCCGAGCTGAAGCGCGCCAACATGCCGCTCGGCTGCGCATCGCCGGCTTTCGATGTGCTGCAGCTGGAGGATTACGACTGGGTGACTGCGGGGGACAGCGGATCGAGCGTGCGCGGCGCCGCGGCGGCGCAGGCGCGGCTCGGCTATCCGCCGGCGCGGCAACAGTATCTGTCGGGCTTCGTGCTGCGCGGCGACCAGGCGGCGGCGCACTGGCCGCGGATCGAGGCGGCGGGGCAGGTGGCGCGGGCACGCGGCGTCGCGGCGGTGGTGCTGTGGGCGCTGCCGCAGGTGATGCGCGACGGCTTCGTCCATTTCGAGGGGGAGGATGACGTGCAGGACTATGACGACGTGCTGTTCCCGATCGCGCTGGGGCGGGAGGCGGCGGTGATCCCCGGCTTCGCGACGACGATCCTGACCGCGGCGGGGGGCGCCGAGCAGCGCAACGCCGGCTGGGCGGAGGCGCGGACCCGGTACGATGTCGGGCCGGGGGTGCGCAGCGAGGCGGATATCGCGACCTTGCTGGCGTTCTTCCGCGCGCGGATGGGGCCGGCGCGCGCGTTCCGGCTGCGCGATCCGTTCGATGCGGACGGCAGCGACGAGCTGCTGGGCACCGGCGACGGGGCGCGGCGGCGGTTCGCGCTGGTCAAACATTATGACGCCGCCGTGCGGCGGATCGTGCGACCGGTGGCGGGCAGCGTCCGCGTCGCGGTGGACGGGGTGGCGACGCAGGGCTTTGCGGTCGAGGCGGACGGCGTGCTGCTGCTCGATGCCGCGCCGGCGGCGGGCGCGACGGTGCGCGCGAGCTTCGTCTTCGACGTAATGGTGCGCTTCGCCGAGGATCAGCTGCGGGTGAGCCGCACGACCTTCCTTGCCGGCGAGGCGGTGTCGGTGCCGCTGATCGAGGTGCGGCCATGAGCGCCGACTGGGGCGCGGCGGGTGCGCAGGCGCTGTCCTGCGTCGCCTTCTGCTGGCGGATCGAGCGGCGTGACGGGGTGGCGATCGAGCTGACCACGCACGACCGCGATCTGACGATCGACGGACTGGTGCATCGCGCCGCGCCGGGCATGACGCCGTCGGCGATCGAGCGCACGGCCGGGCTCGACGCGGATACGATGGACGTGCGCGGCGCGCTGACCAGCGCGGCGATCGGCGAGGCGGACCTGCTCGCCGGGCGCTGGGACGGGGCGCGGGTGCGCGTGTTCGCGGTGAACTGGGAGAGCGGGACGGCGCTTGCCGACTTCGGCGAGGGGCGGATCGGCGCGGTCGAGCTGGGCGAGGACGGCTTCACCGCCGAGCTGGCCGGAACGAGCGCGGCGCTCGACCGGCCGGTGGTGGAGGAGACGTCGGCGGAATGCCGTGCCGAGCTGGGCGACCGGCGCTGCCGGGTGGCGATGGCGGGGCGGCGGCGGTTCGCGCGGGTGGTGACGGTCGCCGACCGGGTGGTGACGCTGGATGCCGCCGAGCCGGTGGCCGGCGCCTATGCCGGCGGGGTGCTGCGCTGGTTCGGGCGGGGCGAACGCCGGGCTGGTGCAGGCGATCGACGCCTCGGCGGGGGCGAGCGTGACGGTGCGGAGCGCGCCGGCCTTTGCGGTGGCGGCGGGGGCGTTGGTCGAAGTGAGCGAGGGGTGCGACAAGAGTTTCGCGACCTGCGCGGCGCGGTTCGGCAATGCGGCGAACTTCCGCGGCGAGCCGCATCTGCCGGGGATCGACCTGCTGACGCGCTATCCCGGTGGCTGAGGCGGCGGCGGCGGTCGCCGCAGCGGCGCTGGCGCTGGTGGGGGCACCGTTCCGGCTGCACGGCCGCGAGCCGGCGAGCGGGCTCGATTGCATCGGGGTCATCGCGGCGGCGTTGCGCGCGGCGGGTTGGGCGGGCGTGGTGCCGAGCGGCTACGCGCTGCGCGGCGGCGATCCGGCGACGGTGATCGCGCGGTTCGATGCCGTGCTGGCGCGCGGCGACGGCAATGCGGCGGGCGACGTGCTGCTGTTCCGCGTCGGGCCGGGGCAGCTGCATGGCGCGGTGCGGGCGGGGCGCGGGATCGTGCATGCGGACGCGGGGTTGCGGCGGGTGGTCGAGCGGCCGGGGGCGGCGGACTGGCCGCTGCTCGGCGCCTGGCGCTATGAGGGGAGGGGCTGATGGCGACCTTGGTGCTGAGCACGGTCGGACAGGTGATCGGCGGACCGATCGGGGGTGCGGTTGGCGCGCTCGTCGGGCAGGCGCTCGACGCGCGGCTGTTCCGCCATGCGGCGCGCGAGGGGCCGCGGCTGACCGAGTTGGCGGTGCAGACGTCGAGCTATGGCACGCCGCTGCCCAAGCTGTTCGGCACGATGCGGGTGGCGGGCACGGTGATCTGGTCGACCGACCTGGTCGAGACGCGCGCGCGCCATCGCGGCGGCAAGGGGCAGCCGGGGATCACCACCTACAGCTATGCGGCGAGCTTCGCGGTGGCGCTGTCGGCGCGGCCGATCCTGGCGGTCGGGCGGATCTGGGCGGAGGGCAAGCTGCTGCGCGGCGCGGCGGGCGACTGGAAGAGCGAGACCGGATTCCGGCTGCACCTGGGCGGCGAGGACCAGGCGGTCGATCCGCTGATCGCGGCGGCGATGGGGACGGTGCCGGCCTATCGGGGACTGGCCTACGCGGTGTTCGAGGGGATGCAGCTGGCGGAGTATGGCAATCGCATCCCGTCGCTGACCTTCGAAGTCGTGGCGGACGACGGGGTGGTGGGCTGCGGCGACATCGCCGCGGCGCTGGCGCCGGACGTGGCGGCGGCGGGCGGGCTGGCGCTCGGCGGCTTCGCGGCGGCGGGGAGCGTGCGCGGCGTGCTCGACACGCTGGCGATGCTCGACGGCGGCTGGTGGCGGGCCGAGGGCGCGCGGCTGGTCCGGCAGACCGACACCGGCACGGCGGTCGTGGTGGCCGATGCCGGCATGGCGGTGAGCGGGCGGGCGGCGCGGCGGCGGCGGACGGTGGCCGCGCTTGCTGGCGTGCCGCGCGAGGTGGCGGTGGCGCATCACGATCCGGCACGCGACTATCAGATCGGCGTGCAGCGCGTGCGACGGCCGGGACCGGGCGAGCGGATCGACCGGGTCGAGCTGCCCGCGGTGATCGACGCCGCGGCCGCGAAGGGCGTCGCGGCGGCGCTGGTGGCGCGCGGCGAGGTCGAGCGGACGCGGCGGCAGGTGACGCTGGGGGTCGCGGGGCTGGGCATCGCACCGGGTGCGATCGTGTCGCTCGCCGGCGAGCCGGGGCGGTGGCGGGTGGCGGCGAGCAGCGTGTCGAACGTGCTGACGACGCTGACGCTGGTGCCGCTCGGCGCGGTGCCGGTGGTGACGGCCGCGAGCAGCGGACGGGTCGTGGCGGCGGCGGATCGCGTCGTCGGCCGGACGCTGCTGGTCGCGGCGGAGCTGCCCGGCCTGAGCGAGGTGCCGCTGGCGGCGCCGCGGGTGTGCGTGATCGCGACCGGGGAGGGCACCGGGTGGCGGCAGGCGGCGCTGCTCTACAGCCTCGACGACGGCGCGAGCTGGACCGCGGCGGGGCCGACCGCGGCGCCAGGCGTGATCGGGCGGATCGAGGCGCTGCCGGCCGCGGCCTCGGCGCTGCTCGCTGATCGGCGCAGCCGGGTGGTGGTGCGGCTGGCGCGGCCGGACATGATGCTGGGCGATGCCGATGCGACACAGCTGGCGCAGGGCGGTAATCTGGCGCTGCTCGGCGACGAGCTCCTTCAGTTCGCGCGGGCGGACCCGCTCGGCGGCGGACGCTGGGCGCTGTCCGGCCTGTATCGCGGGCTGCGCGGCACCGAGGCGGCGATCGGCACGCAGGCGATCGGCGACCGGTTCGCGCTGATCGAGGCGGATGCGGTCGCGACGATCGACCTGCCGGTCGCGGCGATCGGGCGGCGGCTGCGGCTGCTCGCCAGCGGGGTGGGGGATAGGGCGGCGCCGGCGGAGGCGGCGGTGGCGATCACCGGTGCCTCGGTCGCGCCGCCCGCGCCGGTCCATGCGGTCGCCGAGGCCTCGAACGACGGCGGGCTGGCGATCCGCTGGACGCGGCGCAGCCGGGCGGGCTGGTCGTGGCCGGACGGGGTCGACGCGCCGCTGGGCGAGGAGGCGGAGGCATATCGGGTGACCATCGCCGCCGCGGACGGATCGCAGCGCGTGATCGAGACGGCGACGGCGAGCCTCACCCTGTCTGCGGCGGCGCGACCGCCGGCCGGCACCACGATCACGATCGTCCAGCAGGGCACGCTCGCCGCGTCGCTGCCGATCCGCCTTTCGCTTGAGCATGGAGCATGACGATGACCGATCAGATCAGCGCGCGGCTGGCGCTACCGCTGCTCGCCGCCGGGCAGGCGGGTAAGGAAGTGACGCACAACGAGGCGCTGACGCGGCTCGACATGCTGGTGCAGCCGGCGGTGGTGGGGCTTGGCGGCAACACGCCGCCCGCCGACCCACGGCCGGGTCAATGCTGGATCGTCGGACCCGCGCCGACCGATGCCTGGGCCGGGCACGGCGACGCGCTGGCATGCTGGACCAAAGGCGGCTGGCGGTTCGCCGGTGCCGCCGACGGCCTCGTCGTCTGGAACATGTCGGCGGGTCAGCCGCTTGCCTATCGCGACGGGCGCTGGCGCGACGGCGAGGTGGTCGCCGGGCGGCTGATCATCGGCGGTGTTCCCGTGGTCGGCCCGCGTGGCGGAGCGATTGCCGATCCCGACGGTGGCACCGTGATCGACACCGCGGCACGCCAAACATTGGCTAGGATTCTCAGTGCTTTGCGCCAGCATGGTCTGATCGCGGGCTGA